TCCGGATTGCCCGTCGGAGAATACGCGCAGAGCTCCGAATAAACATATTCCGAGATCTCGAACGGCTCGCCGTTGTCCGGATAAAGAATATATGTCGTTTTCGTCGTCGTCTGCGAGTACCCCGCCCCGGCGAGACCTCCCGCGCCGCCTTTGCCTCCGTCTCCGTTGCCGGTCGGATCTGCGACGCCGGTCCGTCCGAGAGCGAGGCCGCTTTGAACGTCCGTAAATGACGGAGTATAGACGGCGCCGTTCGCGGAGGAATAGTCTCCGAACGTCGTCTCGCCCGGCGTCCCGTTATATGCAGCGCCGGCGCCGATAGATATCGCGAACGTCTGCCCGGCGTTAAAATGGATAACCTCGGAGAATACTTTTCCTCCGATGCCGTCCGCGCCTTTAACGCCCGGGACATTGAGCGATCCGGACGTTCCGGGAGCTCCGCCGGAGCCGCCTCCGACGAGAATTATCTTCGCTTCCGTAACGCCGGCCGGCGCCGTCCAGGATCCGGCCTCGGAAAATATCTCCGTTTTCTCATAATTCGCGGCGCCGTCCGATTGCAATAGCTGGGACGTGCAGCCCTTCATAACGCCGTCACTTATGATAAAATCTTGATAGAACAAACGGCCCGTCGTCGCGTTTGAGCGGTCGAGCTGGACCGTCGGAACGTCTCCAATCTCGGACGAGGGATCTCCGCGGCCGAGCGTCGTCAATACGTTTCCGCCGTATATCGAGACAATTTCCCGCGCCGCTGCCGCTGCTGCCGTCTGATCGTGAATAAACGGATTTGTTATCTCGACGGAATTCGGCGACGAAGCGGACGTCCCCGGGATCGTATAAACGGTCCCGTCCGGGAAAGTAAATCGGACGAAGGCGAGATCCTTATTCGCGGACATTGTCGGATATCGCTCGACGTTATCGAGATCGATTTTATTACCCTGGGACCAAAACGGCTCGACGGCGAGTTTTCCCGTCTCGGCGTCGGCCCTGGGAAACGTCCCGCTCGCTTGACAGCACCATAAAAGGACCTGGCCGCACGTTTTATCGACGAGCTGATCCGAATTTATGACCGTCAAAGACGTCGAAGCGTAATTCGGATCGACGCGATAAGCGTCGGCGAAATTAACGCCGAGCTGCGCGACGAGATCCGATATCCAGCCTTCGAGCGTCGTCGGCAGCGTCTCCGGGATCGTGTATTGACGGTCCGCGAGAAGGCCGATTATATCGACGAGAGCCCACGTCATAGCGAGCGCATTATCCGACGTTTTCCAGCCGCTCGAAAATTGATAATAAACTCCGAGCGGCACGTCCTCCGCGCCCTCGACGCCGATCCATAATTTTATGCCCTGGCGTTCCTCGATAGATTGAAAGAGATTGTTTTTCGCCCGGGGCTCGAATTCGCGCGAGGAATTGTCTATCGTGAGCGAGGCCGTCCCATACGGCAGCGAAACGCATGAAAAATCGGATTGCTGCCGGAGCGAGAATTCGGCGAGCGTGTCATTATCCCATACCTCGCGGAGACCACAAAGAATTTCCGGGATCCGAGCGCGGCGCCGAGCTATACTCCATTTTGTAACCGTGACTTTGATTAGATCCGGATTATAAACCGTAAAATCTTTGTAGACGCAAACGGATTTTGTATTTCCCGTCTCCGCCTTCGTGAAATACGCCGTTCCGCCGGCCTGGACCTCGATCGTAAAATCCTCGGCGACGCCGTCATAATCCGCCGTCGGCCAAAATAGCGTAACGGCTTGCAAAACGGAGACGTTCGATATCGGCAGCGAGACGAAAACGTTCATATTCTGCGCTGCCTGGGAGAGCGCGTTACTTTCCCATGCGATCTCTTGCGTCATGCCGGAATGAGCGATATCAAACGTTCCGTCGAGCAGCCAGCGATTATCTTCAAGCGTAGCATAAGGCGCGAGCTCCGTTATTCCGTCGTAGAGCTGCGCTGGATTTGAATAGGCCGATTGTGTCGAGCCCGTCGCGGTCCCGTATTCGATATCCGGATCGACGATATCCATGACGGCCCGGAGCTTTATCTTTCGGGAGTCGGCGACGATCGCGTTTTTGAAAGCGTTCGAGACGTTAATCATGCGGACGCACCTCGCGCAGCGTGAACGCTATATCATGCCAAACGCCGCGGCCGTTCCTGGCGAAACCAAACCTCGGCGGAGTCAAAGACTCGACCAGGAAAGACGACGAGACCATTGTATCGGAGTCGTCCGGGAGATACTGAACGGAGAAAGACGTCCCGCTCCGGAGGACCGCGGCGAGCTGGCGCCATGTGTCTATTTCAAGAGTATCGTAAGCGTAATTTATTTTTTGAACGGTCCCGCGGACCTCTTGCACCCGTCGCCCGGATATCATGTCAACTTGTGTCGAGAGCTGATCCGGATAGCATGAATATTTATCGTTTGACGTTTGCGGAAGGACGACGCCTCCGACGATAAGCTGCGTCATAAAATCACCCCGTAACCGGATTTAATATCGGCGTCCCCGCGGACCTGGCGACGTTTATGAGCGCCGGGAGCTGGTATCTCGCGAGCGTCTCGCCGTCCGGGAGGACCAAATTAAACGTATAAACGGCATTTGCCCCCATAGCGGACGCGACGCCGTTGACGACCCCCGCGGCCGTCTGTTGCAACGCATTATTCCGGGCCGTAGCGTCGTTTTGCGCGGAGGATTGCGTGATTATATTCCGATAGCTGGATTTAACGCCTATGCCTGGAATAGCGTCCTCCATGTCGTCGGATAGTTTATCCATTTCCGAGACGAAGCCTTCCGCCAGGCCCTCGGCCATATAATCGCCGATCTGCATAAAGACCTTCGACGGCGAAGCTATGCCGAGCAGCTTTTTGACGCCGCCGACAAGGGTGTCAAACGCATTTGTAAACCATTCTTTGACGGACTCCCACGCGGATTTAAGCCCCTCCCAAATGCCATTTACGATATCTTTACCGATCTCCCAAAGTTGTTTTGCCGCGTTCGCGATAGCCTCCCCGATAGCGGAAATAAGCTCCGGGGCTTTTTTTATCAAAATTCCCACGCTCTGAACGAGGCCGCGCGCCAGGGCGAATAATATCTGTATGCTCGCAACAAGCAGCTCCGGGGCGTGTTCGATGAGCGAAGTAACGAGAGCTTCGATAAGATCCGGGATTTTTTCGACGAGTTTTGGCAAATTTTGGATTAGACCGAGGGCGAGCTGAACGAGGAGGGCGATGCTCGCATCTATGAGCAGATCGAGGTTGTCAATTATCGCGTCAATGACAGAATTTACCATATCCACCGCCGCAGGGATTAGCTCGTCGAGGTGTTCGGTTAGGCCTGTAACCAAAGACAAAATTAAGGCGAACGCCGCGCTCACAAGCTCTGGGGCGTTCTCTATGAGCATATCGGCAATGGCGAGAACTATTGACAAAATCGAGGGGAAAAGCTCCGGGAGGGTTTCAATTAGCCCATTCGCCAAAGACTCCAATATAGACGGCGCGGCTTGCACGACGGCGAGCGCGATATCGCCGACAAAGCTGACAATCTCCGGGATTTTTTCGCGGAGCTTTGCGAGCAAGTCGGTTATGCCTGTCGCGATCTTGTCCGTCCCGCTCATGTCTCCGGCAAGAACGGACGATATCCCGTTGACTATATCCGTAAGCGCGGGAAGCAGCTCGCCCATAGCCCCATTTTTCAAACCCTCAAACGTTCCTTTGAGCCGTTCGAGCGCGTCCGAAAAATCAGCGGAAGCTTTGACCGCGTCCTCGCCCATGACCATACCATAATCTTCGGCCTCGTTCATAAGGTCGCGTATTCCCTCGCTTCCGGAGTTCAAAAGAGGGAGAAGTTCGCTATATCCTTTGCCGAAAATTTCATTTGCGGCGGCGTTTCGGGCGGTCTCGTCCTCCATAGAAGCGAGCGCGTCGATCGTATCGAGAAGAACGTTCTCCGTCGATTTGAAATTGCCTTCCGCGTCCGTAAGCGAAACGCCGATCGCGGCGAATTTTTTATCCGCGTCCTCCGTCCCGTTTGCCATGCCGGCGAGCGCGGACGTTATATTCATTACGCCCTTTTTGACGTCCTCAATCGACGACCCGCTCATTTCCATAGCATAGCCGAGCTTTTGATACAAGTCGGACGAGATCTGCAATTTCTGACTCTCTTTATCGATCTCGTCGCCCATTGTCGCCGTCTCTTTTGCGGCGTCATATAGAGCTTTACCCGTTGCGACGACGGCAGCGGCAGCGGCAGCAGCGGCGACGCCGACGGCCTTAAATGCTTTCTGCAAGCCTTCGTGATTTTTCTCGGATTTTTGCGCGGCGTCGGCGCTTTCCTTTTCGGCTTTCGATAGCTTGTCCGTCTCTTTGCGATCGTCCTTTGACGCCTTTTCCGTCGCGATAATTTCGCGTTGCAGCGCCATATATTGAGCGGACGTTTTATCGACGCCGTTTTTATCCATAGTCTCTTGCGCTTTTTTGAGCGCGTCGACCTTTTCTATTGAGAGCTCCGTCCGCTGCGCGAGAAGCTGCTGCTTTTGCGCGAGAAGCTCGACGTTCGTCGGATCCAGCTTTAACAAGCGTTCGACGTCTTTGAGCTGCTTGTCCGTTTCTCGGAGGCTGCTATTAACCTCTTTTAAGGATTTGTCAAGTCCGGACGTATCGCCGCCGATCTCGACGGTTATTCCGCGAATACGAGTCGCCATATAATCACCCTTTACCGAAGAAAGCCTCGATATCGGCTTGCGTCGCCTTTATCGGATATTCTTCGCGGTCGTTTGCTTTTTCAATGAGCATGTCGTAAACCATACCCATCGTCATATTTGAGAGAGCCTCGTCGGACAATCCTAACTCGGCGCAGCGTAACATGAACTGCGCTCCGTTCGGCTCCCGGATTGTTGCCCTTATTTTTTTGCCGGCGTCGACGTCTGCGCCTGGCCCTTTTGCCATATCTCGAAGATTTTCGGCAGCGCCTCATAAATGGAAAAAACGCCCTCGATCCCGTCGAGCCATTCTTCGACGGAGTCGGGAGTCGTTTCTTTATCGGCCGCGTAACACATAGCCCAGGCGATATTTTCAAAAATTTCGAGATCGAGCTGCTCGAAACCGGCCTTTTTGTCTTTCTGTATTTCTTTGAGCGATTTTTCGAGCTTTGCCATATCTGCGACGGCGTCGCGGCCCGTTTTTGCCCTATAAAGGCGCGGAACGAGAGCCGAAGCTCTCATTCCGTACCCTTTTCCGCCGATAGTGATAATTTCCGTCATTGTCGAATATCCTCCCAAAAATTTTTTTATGACTTTGTAACGGTAACGATATACGTCTCCCGCGTGATCCCTTCGTAATATGTCGATATTACGACGGTATTTTGCCCGGCTTGCCATGTTACGGAGCCGAACGGCATTTCCACCCCGTTGACGGTAAGTATCTTTGAGACCCCCGCCGCCGCCGTCGCGGAAACATTGTCGCTGTTATTCGTCGTCGAGCATGTGTAGCTATGCGTATTAGCGTTAAAGCTCGGCGAGAGCGTTCTCGACCCTATCGCCAGCGCCGACAGAGTCGCCGTTAAGGGTTTTCGACGAATACGGAGCTAAACCAGCCGGTTTTCGTCGCGGCCGGCGTGTCCTTCGTAGTCCTCGCCATGACGTTACCCGCGGCGACCGGAAGCGCGGAGATCGTGCTCGTCTGCGTTTTCGGCTCTTTCGTATTCGTGTTCGTCGAGGATCCGACGCCGGGCCTCGTGCCGGTGCAGCGGTAAAGAACATAGAACTGCTCGTCGGCGTCGCCGTCGATCTGGTAGAGAAGCGCGAATTCCTTCGGCTCGACGTTCGCGTTCTCCGTAAGGACCTTCGACGTCGATCCGAGCGTAAGCCCCCATATATCCGCGAGCATTTCGTCCGGAAAACGCGCCATTTCGAGATCGCCGGAATAGCCGTTATTGCTTATGCTTTGATAATAAGTAATATTATCCGCATAAAACGGCGTTACGTCTCCCTGGGCGTCGAGCGTGAGCGTCACCGCGCCCGGAATGGCCTTCGGCGTCCCGTAGCTTATGACGCCGGCGTTACTGTAACTGATAACGGCGTAATGGACGTTTTTGAGGCCAAACTGAACTTTGTTTTCTGCCATTTTTTCTCGTCTCCTTATAAAGAAATTGTGTAAGTTATAACGAACATTCGTTCGTCCGGGATATATTCTTCGCTTTTCTCCCAAACGAAGCCGGCGAGCGCCGTTTCGACGAGAGCTTCCGTCGCCGGCGCTTTGTTGTCGGTGCAGAGCTCGACGTCAATATTTGTAACGGGCAAATAAACGCCGTTGTCTGCTGCGAAATTATCGGAGTCCGTTTCGCGATAGCAGATAAACGGCAGCGCCGGAGCTGCGCCAATAGGGAAAGCGTCATAGGCGACCGGGAGGCCGGTCGTCAATAGCTGGGAAAATAGATCCGCGAGCGTCATATTATCCGCCTCCGATCTTTTGCCGGATCAAATTAAAAAGTCTGTTTTCGGCCTTATTCTCGGCCGGCTCGATATGCGGGAAAGCGCGGGACCGTCCTCCGCCGCGTAAAGGGTGAGAGCGTTCGAGAAGATGAGCGATTTGATATCCGCCCGTTCTCGCATGAACGATTGCCTTTTCGCCGACGGCGCCATGCCCGAGAGCTTCCGTCTTTACGGTCCACGTTTTCGCGTAGTCTTTCCAGCCATAGGCCCGGGCTCTTTCTCGGATCTCGTCGACCGTCTCTTTGCCGACGTCTTGAACGGCCTCGCGGACGTCTCCCAGGACCGCGCCGGAATAATCCGAAAGCGCCTTCTCGATCGAGGACGTCAATTCGTCCGGTTTAACTCGAAGCGACATAATCGGCGGCGTCTCCCTTCCTGGCGACGTAGAGCTCTATAAGATCCGTTTTCGCGTGATACGTCCGATAAACGCCGTATCGCATGTCCTTATAGATAACCGTCTTTTCGTCGGCATAATCGCCGGCGAATATCGTGAAGCGATATTCGGGATTAAGTCCGGTCCGGCCGGCGGCGAAGAATTCCTCCCGGGAAACACTTTCGACGCTGCAATAAACGTTCCGCTCTGTCTCCGAAACCTCCCAAGCGCCGATATTATTTTGCGTCACATTCTGCGAGACGAGCGTCAAAATCTCGGAGCGGTCCATTATGCGCCCCCTAAACCGTAGCCGCTGGCCGTTATGAGCTGGGCTTTCTGCTCGTCGTATGAGCGTTTAAGCCTCTCGTAGTCCTCGGGAGAGCCGAAATTCGTCCGGCAATAAGTTATCACCGCGCGTATCAAAAGCTCGTCTCCGGTCGTTGCAACGGCCGAGACGCCGACAATTCCGAGATCTTTACAAGCGGCGCCGATAAGGACCGTTATTTCGTCGTCGTAAGCGTCCGTTGAAATACGGAGCGCCGTTTTGACGCGCTGTAACATAGACGGCGTTGTCGGCATTTATACCCTCTCCAATCTTGCGAGATATGCTTCGTGATCCTCCGGATAAATGGCAACATGGCCGATATGACCGCATATAACGGTCGGATCGCAGTAAAGCGAATAGCCGAGATCGCGAGCCCGGAGACAAAAAGCTATATCCTCGCCGTAGTCTTTTATCGGCATAAAGCACGTTTTATATGTGCTCATGACGTGCTTTAATATTGCCGTCGAGATAAGGACGCAGCCGAAGCCGCAGCCCTCGACGCGGAAAATATTATTCGGATATCGTTCGCACGATTTGAAACTGTCAAGATCGATTTTCTCGAATATGCAAGAATTGAAAGCCGGACGCCTGGCGTGATAAACGCCGGTTATAAAGTTTTTCCCGGAGTCTTGCAGATCTTCCAGGATTGAAGGCTGGAAGATCATATCCGAGTCGAGCCATAAGACGGAGTCAAAGTTTTCGTTTATCGCCTTGTTCGCGAGCTTGTCTCGCGCCATATAGACGAGCGTCCCGCTCTGAATAGCAACCTCATAATCGCATTTGAGCGAGGACGTTAATCCTATGAGCGATTTTACGAAATCGGCGTGAACGTAATCGAGCGTCGGAATAGCGATCAATAATTTCATTTAAGCCGCCTCTTTCTTGTATGTTGCCTCGAACGGGATATTCGAGACCTCCGCCGTGACTATGAGCGTATTCGTCCCGGCGTTCGTGTGTAGCTCTTGCGGCGCCGCGCTTTCCGTCGTTTC